CCGATGGTACGATTAAATCGTCACCAAACACAGAAGCGTCACCCCTATAACCTTTAACCCGGATTGTCGCTTGCGCGACGGCCCAAAAGATCAAAGATTCTAGCTCGAAGGTGAAACCGTTACCCATTGATGAGAACATCTCATAGACAACCCATTCTTTCGTATCGGGCATGAAGCCTTCACGCGAACGGATCTCGTCTAGAAAGATGAACCAGTCATACGGTAACAACTTAGCAACCGTCTTGAAATACATCGTGTTAGATGCATTTCGAAAATCGATAGTCGCTAACATACCGTGCAATGAGCCCTCGTAAGCCAATTCTTGATTGGTCACTTGGTTGGTCAGATCCACCCCTGCAACGTCATAAAGACGCTGTTTAAGGTAAGTTCCGACTGCCAGCTGGAAAAACATATTCCAGGCGGGTTCCTTCGCAATAGTACGGTTCTTCGTTTCATCTTTAGGCACACAATCTACGTGATTTCCACGGGATATTGTTATGCATCGCGAAGCATCAGAGTTCGCCAGAAGGCGATCACTTAAGCAATACGCTTGTGCATACTTTTCCGCAGACGGCGTCACGTCCACCGGCCTGTAGCGTTCGTACTCCTTACGATCAGCTGCTTTAACAATCTGACCTAACACCATGTTAAGTTTTCGACGCTTACGCGTTTGCTTCTTAAGTAATGGTGGAGAATTAAGAGGATCCAGCTTAAAGGACGCATGTCCTACTTGACGCGAACCACAAGTGGTCGCACCCCCGCTAAATCGTCCATACGAAGCTATTTTGCCCACACTGAAAGGTCCCATTACATTGTGAATTAGTTGTCTTGCGACAGCAGTCACAACAGGGTCAAGAGTCCAAGGATCACGGTTAAACTTTCTACCGTAATCCTCAGTAGCTCTTAGACCAGCATAAGTAATGGCATTAAGGTCTTCACGTAACCCACGCGCTGGATTATACTTTTTCAGAATATTAACTCTGAGCCAGTTGGTCCGGAAGCAATCTATGCATTCGCAAGTTGCTCCATGGTCTTTATTAGACATAGCGTCAAGTAACGTTGATACCGTAGTGTGAACATCCAGACTAATCAGAGCTCTTTGATGAGATGACATCAGGTAATTCCTTCTTCATGAAGTAGAATTGAATGAGCAGTTCAAAATTGAACGGCTCTTTGTACTGAAAGACAACTTTCAAGTAAAAAGCTACTTATCCTGCGATTGCGTCAGTGCCTTCCCATACGCCCTTAAAGAACGTATGAGACGATGCTGTTGCATCAGAGAGATAAGAGCGGTTGTCTTTACGGCCCTGAAGATCATCAAACTTAGAGATAATCATCTCGGTGTTGAGCCATGATTGGCCACGCTTACGCGTGATCCCATCAGTGCCTAACACAGTCTTGGCTTTGTACACAGTTAAACGTACGCGACGGTCGCCTGTCTTAAGACGAACGTCTGATACGATTGCGATGTGCTGGTTGCTTGGCTCGCCATTCGGGTCAGTGAAGAATTGAAGGTTACCCTTTGCATCTTTACCACCGTATGAGAAGACCAAGTGATTCGCAGCAATATCACCCTTCAAGGTGAAACCGGTTGAAGCTAATGGCATACGCCCTCGCTATTATTTAATGAGGTTGGAAGAAATCCCACGAATCTTGGTTAAACCCAAGGTTAGTATATCCGCATAGTCGCGCAGACCTAGGTCAGCGCGAATCCGCGGTATCATGGGAAGTGGAAAAGAAGATAAAACGTTTCGTTGGAAACTGTTGATCATAAATACAGACGATGCCTTTTCAATCAAGAGAGGCAAATCTATATTCACGACAGTTTTAACTTCGGCGTCTACCTTCATCGACAAACTTCCGTAATCGAATTGCCACGCCCTTGCACCGGAAAGCGCAAGAGTATAGTCACCGATGTTCGCAAATTTGTCGAGCAACCATGTATAAGGTATAAGCTCCCAAGCCGTATTCAACAAGTGCGTAATATCCATACCAATGGAGTTCATCTCATTGGCAAAGGAATCGCGCATGTGAAAGGTAAAACGATGTGTCAATTTTAATGTTCCAGACATAGTCTGTTGCATGTAATTGGCTTTGTCGTCTCGGGAGTGATCTAAAGGTACCACATGAACATGTCTCATACGGCCAAGGATTTTATTTCTGTCCCACCCCGCAATGATGCGTGATGCTCCGTCAATATCATACAAGACTGGCATAAGACCGAACCTAGCTTCAAGATACCTCTGCGACATATTGGTCACAGAATCGTTGATGAGCGTAATAGAGTCCTTTTCGCGTTTCCAAACGCG